TCGGCATCTCGGTGTATTCACGCAGACCTGCGAAGTCCGACTTAGGTCGGTTGCGATTGTCCGGTGTTCGCGGATCGTAGTACCGCGTGATCTTGCCGTTCACGACGCGGCTGAATGTCTGTGGCTTCCGACTCATCAGCGCACCGCCTTCGCTGCAACGAAGTCAATGTCTGACTGCACAGGCTTACCAGCAATGACAGAGTCAATGCCGAAGTATCGGAACAGGTCGTTCTTGTGCTGGCACTCAGCGTCGCTGATGTACTTTCGTGTGATGCTCTCAGTACGAACACCGTCCGTCATCTTGAGCGTGTAGGTTCCGTCTTGGTTGTGCGTCGTTTCGCTTTTCTTCCGAATCATCTTGACCTCCTGTACCAGCAGAGCCGAATGGCTCATTCCTCACTGGCAGGAGCAGCATACGCTCAACGGCAAGCAGCCGTCAACCCCTAAAGCACAAGGGTGGGATGAATATGTTTTATTCAGGGTGGATAGCCCCTAGGTGGAGGAGGGACCACCTAGGGGAAGCCGTCTAGGACGGCTGCGATAAGTCCTCTAGGCTGACGGCGACCAAGAGCCTCAGGCAGACCCCACAGAGCAGCTCGTCTGTGGATTCGACCTGCCAGACCCTGGCGACCATCTCGCACACGGAGCAGTTGCCGAATGGCTTGGCAACTCGAACTGGCACGATTTACTTGTGAGGGCCGTTGCCGTTGGCGATCTCTGCCTTCGCCTTGCCGATACCGAACTTAGGATCGTCAGGGTTCAGGGCGCGAACGATGACCTGAAGGCAGGCAGCGATGGCACCTGCAAAGATCATATCTGCCTGATCAGCGTCTAGGCGCGTGATCTGGGAGCCGCTCGCCAAGGCGATGGCGAGTCCAGTGCCGAGACCTGTTCGGAGCGCTTCGATCACCATCTCGTCAATGCCGGTATTGGCGACAATCCAGCCGAGCGATGCCGCAGCCTTAGCGCGGAAGCCCTTCTTGCCGTTGGCTGCCTTCGCAGCTTCTACGAGCGCATTGATGGCTTCCTTGCCCTTGTCATCCCAGTCAACGCGCTGGAGGGCCGCCTCAGCGTCAGCGATGACGGCGGCTGTCTTAGTGCTCTTTGCCATTGGAACCTCCTTAGCGTGGCTGGTTGGTGTCTGTACGACGATTGTAGGAGCAGGTGCAGGTGCGCTTACTGGCACTACCACAGGAGCAGCGACTGGCGCTGGAACTGGCGTGGGATTGTCCTGCGGCTTTGGCGCGGCGACCTTGCCTGGGTGCGTCACGATGAGGATGCACTTGTAGTCAACGCCAGCCTTGCCTGCCTTGAACTTGCTGTTGGCGATCTGGCGCAACTGCGCCTCTGTGACCGGCACGCCGTACTTCTCAGCGGCGACCTTCTCGTCGCGCGTCGGACAGGTGAAATACCAAATGTTCTCCTCAGAGTCATATCCGCTAGAAACCATATGTCCGTACCCAGCCTTGATCTTCTCTGGCGAGTGCTTGCTCCACCACTTGAACCAGCGATCGTGCCACGCGCTGATCTTGACCCCTGCTGGATAGAAGGCTGGTCCCTGCTGCACCCAGATCTGTAGAGCAGCGCCGCCCTTAGCGGCTGCAACTGCGTCCTCCCAAGACTTCGCGTAGCGAGCCTTGCCACCGAGGTGTGCGATGACCTTTGCAGCCTCGGCGAGAGAGCCGCCGTTGTCGGACTTGCCCTGAATATCCTTGCGGCCAGTGACCTTCTTCATTGCTGCTACGCCGTCAGCGGCGCTGTAGTCCACCGTGTAGCCAGAAGCCCAAGAGACTGCGGCGGCACAGGATGACCAGGTGCAGTCATCTAGGATCTGCTTCGCGCCTTTCTGTTGCGCCTCTGCGTCTGAATAGAGCTGCGACTTGACCTTGTACTTCACGCGCGTACCTCCTGCTTGATCAGCACTGCGACTGCTCGACCGGCTGCGTCAAAGTCCAGCGCGGCGCTGATAGGGTGACCAGCGGTCACGCCCTCTGCATATTCGTTGCCATCCTCTGCGACCTTCCAAAGGGTGCCGCCGAATGCGCTGTTGTTCTCATTCGGAACCAGCGCAACCCACTCGCCTGGAGCGGTATCAACGCGCGTCCAACCCTGCTCGTGGATCTGCTCGATGTGGTCTGTTGCGCTCATTATTCCTCCATCCACCTAAGTGGTCCAGTGACGAGCCAGATAACCGTCAGCCCACCGAATAGTGTCGCCATTGTGGACTGAGTGTCGCCCTCTGGTAGAACGACTACAGCAAAGAGCAAGCCTAGGATTGTCCAGGCTCCGCCTACTAGGTCAACGATAATCCGCTTGATCATTTGCCTGCCTTTCTGGCTGCACTTGCAGCAGCTGCACTAGCGGCGGTCGATGCTGCGGCGACGGCCGCACTGGCTACCTGACCGACGATGATGGCGATGGCGACTGGCGCAGCCTTCTCTTTCTCGACCGGAGAGAGATCCTTGCCGAGATTGGCGATGGCTTCTACAGCCTGCGTGACGGTCTCCGCTACTGCGGCTGCCGCCTCTCCAACTGCTTCGCTCACCGCCGCGATTGTCTCACCGACTACCGCTGCTGCTTCTTCCGCAATGTTATCTGGTGACGGTGACGGCGACGGTGTTGGCTCCACGCTTGGCTCAGGTGTCGGTGAAGGTTCTACTGACGGTTCAGGAGTAGGTACAGGAGTGGGAGTAGGAGTAGGGGTGACTGTCGGAGTAGGAACTGGCGACGGCTCAGGCGTGGGCGACGGCTGGGGTGTGGCAGTCGGTGACGGCTCTGGGGTTGGTGTAGGTGAAGGTTCATAGGATGGCTCCTGACTTGGACTTGGAGACGGCGACGGCTCTTCGCTCGGCGACGGCTCAGGACTTGGTTCAACACTCGGAGATGGCTCAGGTGAAGGCTCAACGGAAGGCGATGGTTGAGGCGCAGGGAGTGCGCTGGTAGTCAGCCACTCTGCCGGTACGGTGCCGTAGCCGAGCGTTGGTGCGCCGTACCAGAGACGCGCACACGCGCCACCGCCCCACTCAAACATCCAGATGTCGAGTGCGTAGGACTGACCTGCGACGAGCTGCGAGTAGCCCTCATTGGGTCCAGACCAGTGACCACCACAGCCGTGGAAGTTCCAGTCATCAATGGTCAGCACGCCGTCAAGGGTCATCCTCCAGCCATCGTCGCTCCAGTTGAGGAACTCCCACTGGCCGCTCTCTGGCACCGTCAGCCAGCCGTTGAAGTTGACAAGAAAGAAGTCGGCAGGGCAGCCGTCTGCGGCCGGAGCGCCACCCCAGCCAAAGTCGATGTTAGGCACGACGCCTGAGTAGCAGACTGGCAGGTCTGGCGTGGTCTCCCACGGCACGAGTCCGAGTGGTGATCCGGCATAGACCGTCATCGTCACGCCCTGCTGCGGCGTGTCCTCAGCGCGCACGATGGGCAGGAAGATGAGCGTGCTGAAGACGATCCCTAGCAGTGGGAACGCGGCGCGCTTCACTTAGCGAGCAGCGATGCGAGTAGCGGCACAAGTACGCTGAACAACAGCGCACCGATAGCCACTAGTCCTCCTTTGAGTTTGTCCACATCCGAGCGAACCTGATCCAACTTGGCGGAGTGCGAGTCCAGGCGTTCAATCAGTTGATCAATCTGGCGTGGCGTCATCGTGACTCCAGCGCGGCAGTCAGCGCCAGCAGCGCGGCAGTTCGAGTTGTGCCGGTGCCAGTGACGATTGGCTCGTTCCACAAACCGTCCGACGCTCCAGCAGTCCACACGCCGTCAATCTGATCAAGCAGGGTGACCTGCAATCCCTGCAAAGCAGAGGCCGCAGCGGCGTCATTGAGTGCTTGGAGTTCAGCGTCCATTACGCACCAATCCTTCCAAGGCTCAATGCCGGATAGACGCCAGCCACCACAACGGTGTTGAGTGCGCCACCTGATTGCTGCAATGCAGTCATCGTCACAAGGTCACCGCCAGCTAGGTAAAGGTTCGTTGATACTGAAAGAATTGTTGATCCAACTGCTACGGCAAGAGCGGTGGTTGACCCAACATCTGCGCCGTTGACTGCAATCGTCAGAACGCGCCGTCCAGTTGCGTTGGCGGCAAAGGCAATGTTGGCGCTGATGGTATAGAAGCCATCCTGACCAACGGCAATGTGATCGCTTGCGTTGACAAACCAACTCTGCGGATCGTAGGTTCCAGTGGTTGGCGTAGCACTTGCCGTGTCCAACGAGATCTTGGTGGAGGTGTTATTGACCAACGACTGTGCCGCCGATGCGACGCTGGCACGCGCAACCCAGAGCGAATTATCTCCAAGGATTGTGCCTGAGCCGTTCATCGTAAAATCGCCGCTGACTTCGGCATTGCCAAGCAGGAGGATACCGCCTGAGCCGTCATTTGCTGCAACTCTGATGTCGCCAGATTCTTGAGTAATAAGCCCTGCAACATAGGTTGCCGCATCATTTCTATCAGGGACAAGCAGCGTTGAGAAATAGTTGCCAAGCCGTACCTCTGCAAGATCTCCAGTGAGAGCAGCCGTTGTCCCTGTTGTTTCTGCAGTGATGTAGAGAAGCACGAAGGCAGCATCGGCCGGAGCGTTGTTGATGAGCGAAAGACTTGGCGTGAGACTGCCCACAGTTGTTCTTGTTGCACTTGCTGCGGAACCTGTTGGGGTTAGATCTTGGGTATAGAAACCGTATGTGATCTTGAACTGAGCGTTCGTCCCTAGTGCTTCCGAAATGTAGGCCGTAGGGAATACTGAGAGCGCGCGATCTCTGCTTGCTGGAATTGGAATGTATCGACTGATCCTGGCGCTCTTGCCAGTGGTCGTTCCGCTGGCAATGCTCCAGCGCAAGATGTTGCCAGAGCCTGACCCAGAGTCAGCGACTACCGCGCAAGTAATTGCGCCTGCGCTGTTCACATCGGTGAATGTCCAGTACGGCAGTGGGTTCTCTTCGGTGATCGTGTCTCCAGCTGCGTCTGGCGGAATGGCGAAGTCGCCGTTTGCCACGCCAGCAAGTTGCTCTCGCAGCGCAGCAGGACCAAAGAGCAGCGCAGTCGATCCGTCGCTCGATGTGCTGACAAGTGGCGCGCCCTTGTCCGCGTTGACACCGCCCTCATACGCGCCCAAGCCCTCAAAGTTTGTGCCGTACTTACCCATCGTTAGTCCGCTCCAATCAATACGCTAAGGCCCTTGAGATACTGCCGACGGAAGTCGGCTTGAACCTCATACTCGATCTGATAACTTCCGCCACCCTCTGCGAAGCGCATCGTAATAGTTGGGATATAGAGCACGATGTTAGACAAGTCCATTGATGGTGCATTGATCTTCACATA